TTGTTTTTCAACTGATTGCGAAAAATTTGAATGTCGTTTAAATGTCGATGAGAAGAATGATATCTCTGGCTCACCCATAATGTGTTGATCTTGAGCGCCAATTGCGATTAATTGCACGACTCCCGTCGACATTTATAATATAACGAAAGGTAAAAAATATATGTGTCTAGCGCCCTGATTCGGCGAATGGTAGATTTTTGTTTTTACAAACAAATTTGAAAATTAAAAAGTTGTCCGCGCCATTCGTGATGGTATTTCCGTTCTCGTTTCTCAACGTGCACGTGAGTCGGTCAATTTTTCTAATCGGGGTCATGTACTGCGTATCGACGTCGTAATCATCTCTAAAAATAATTGGGTTCGTTCCAGCCTGAATGATGGTACCGAAACCACGGTTAAGCTGCGTCATCGACGATTGACCACCGTACGTGTTGGATGTTCTTTGCGAATAATTCGTATTCAATTCATCGACTGAAATGTGGCACACATTCGAATTCGCGGCATCAATTCTCGCTGCGGTGAGTCGAGCTTGAACTATGTTTTCGATTGGTTGCGTCAGATGAACTGTGAATGTATTTTTGCTATCTTGACCGATCGTATCGATGCTGATAGTGTGATATTCATAATCAAAATCTGGTAAGGCTGGACGCGTCGCGTTCACCGTGTTCATTAATTATACCTTAGATTAAAGATCCACCTATTCCACCGATGATTTTCGCATCGGCGCGCTTCTTGATAAATTCTTGGTCGCCACATATCCCACCTGGAGTCAAAGACTTCGTGTAGTAAGCGGACTGCGCAGAACCTGGGACACATTCAATTTTGTGTTCCAAGTCAAAAAGCGATCCTTCCTCGGATACATCGGTCTCGACATTGATTGGTCTGGGCTGGTAATAGCTTTTATTGTTTCTTGGTCTCAAAGACATCAAGACGGACAACGTGCAAAATACGACAGCGATGGCTGTGAGTGTATTGCGATTGGTGGCGTTGAAGTTCATTATTATGTAATCAATATTTTTTATATTATAAAGTGCGTTAAAGAATTTGGAATAGTTTCAAAGTACAGAGTAATGGACGGAGAAATCGTGCTCAATCGGAGTCATGGGAACATCATGAAGCTTGACGATAACGAACAAGCAATCATGGATGAGATCGAGATCGAAGTTCCTCGTCCACGCTCTGCGCGAAGTATTCCGAGACCTACTGTCTATAAACCAGCTCCCCGCCAACCGATGCAGGCTGATATTCAGGAAGATATAGATGCTTTTGCGAATCCAACGAAACAAGCCGCGCCACCACCATATCAGGATGAACCCATTGAATATGATGAATACGATCAAGACGATGAAGAGCAGCCATATATGCAAGGTGATTACTCCATGCAACCCGAAGAGGAACGACCATCGCCTGGGTATAAGTCTATAGACGAAGAGAAGGCGGATTTGGTGAATAAATTGGGTCGCCTCGAAAAGAAGGGTTTCACCGTGAACAAGCGTTTGAATGTATATTCGAATATCGATGATCTCAGAACTGAAGTTAAGCGAATCACATACAGCATAGACGTAGATAAATCCATCAAATTTAGCCGGAGAATGTTGATCGCGTGTGTCACGGGTCTCGAGTTTATTAACAAAAAGTATAATCCATTTGAAATTCAATTGGAAGGTTGGTCCGAGAATGTCATGGAGAATGTGGACGATTACGATGAAGTGTTCGAAGAACTGTATGTGAAATACCGAACAAAGATGCACGTAGCACCAGAAGTCAAGCTCATCATGATGCTCGGTGGTTCTGCGATGATGTTCCACTTGACGAACAGTATGTTCAAATCAGTGATGCCTAACATGAATGATATTCTCAAGCAAAACCCAGCGTTGGTTCAGAACATGGTTGACGCTGTAAAGAATACGACACCCAGGAGCGCCGAGCCATCTACGTCCGGCGACCGATACGAAATGAAGGGTCCCGGTGTGGATATTTCCAGTTTGATGGGTAACATCATGATGCCTCCAGCGCCACCCATGTCTACGACTGCACCAGAACCAATTCCAAACGTCGATCAAGATGACGACGATGATGACGCCATCTCCGATATAGTCGAGGCTTCAGAGGGCGTCGACGAAGATGAGAGTGATGTGAAGGAAGTGAAAGTCTCCGCGGGTGCGAAGGGTAAACGGGGGCGAAAGAAGAAGTCAGTTGAAATAAATTTGTAAACCTAGAGTATAAATGATAGGGTACTGTCCCATCGATGAAGAACCGCCAGTGCGTGTTCCTCAGATGCGTGCTCCGTCTCAGAGACCACCCCGCGGGTCTCGAGTGGAAGACACAGAGACAAACTATGTTGTCCTATTCTTTATTGCCGGCGTTCTAGCACTCGCGGCCATGGATTCTATTAAAAAGTAAATGCATTTCATTTTACCAGCCTCATTCTATGAGCATGGTAAAAAGAAAAATTTAAGCGTTTTCGAGATCTTCGACCATTTCTCGTAGTTCGTTTATAGCCGCGACCGTGTATGCGATGAGACCCACGTAATCGAGTTTTGCGTGTTCTTCACCCCAATCTTCATAATTGGGTTCATTCCTTGTTTCATTTGGATTTGCATCCTTTCCGAGTTGTACGAGGTGTCTCAATTCAGGGGCATCGTAATAGATGTCTTGTGCTATGAAACCGGATTCTTCTAGACCGTCTTTGTCGTACATGACCGGTTTAAGTTTAGAAAGCGTGTCTAGGGAATTCACGATGATCTCTGTGTTTGATTTAATGCGTGCGTCAGATGTTGAAGATGGGCAGACGTTTGTGAGTCCTGAACCATCCCCATAGTAAAATTCAGCATATACGTTTCCACTTATAACCAAATTAGAACCTCCATTTACTCTATCTTCTGCATAATAGCTCGTACCCATAGATATCGTGTGTTGTGGATTTGTATTATGAAACCCAAGTCGACCGGTTGTACCAGACGTATAGGATTCTGTGATAAAATTTACAGAAACATTTGCAACAGATGCACTCACCCACGTAGGTAAACCAGATGTTTGATCTATCACTAAAACATCACCCGCATTCCCCTTTGGTAATCGCGCCAGTGTGTTTGTGCCAGATGCATACAATATGTCGCCGGTAGTAAACCCGGTAATACCAGTCGTTGAGGTGACCATAATGTCTCCTTCTATGTTCGTTATACGTGAATCGAGTGAAGACACAGATGGAACCGCACTCCACTCCGGTACACCCGAAGCGTTTACTGTGAGTACACGTCCCTGTGTAGTACTTATGGCAAGCTTTGATAAGGTGCCAGTAGAAGATGCATAGAGTATGTCACCTTTTGTAAAATTCGTAGTGATTCCATTCGTGTTCGTGATGATCACTTTTTGATTGAGTGTGTTTATGCGTGATGAATTATCATTTAGTTCAGATTGTGTTGCGACTGATGTGAGCTCCGAACCATCACCAAAGAATTCGAGTGCCGTGACATTTCCATTGACGACGACATTTCCACTCGTTTGAAGTGATGTCACGGGGTTTGAGAATATTATCTTATCGTTTGTCGTAAAATCCTGTGTGGTAACCTCTTGGAGTGTGGGTACGGGTAAATTTTGTAATTGGGACCCGTCACCTATCAAGTACCCGGAAGCTTCAACGTCACCAGTGAAATACGCACCCTGTGTCGCGACATTATCATTTAATAGAACTGCATCTAATGTGGGTGTTGGTAAATTTTGTATGAATGTTCCGTCGCCTATGAGATACCCCGATGCTTCTAGATCTCCGGTGAAATATGCACCCCGTGATGCAACATTATCGTTCGCGACCACCGTTTGTAACGTGATATTAGGTGCGGCTGGTAAATTTTGTAATTGAGAACCATCGCCTATTAAAAATCCGGTTGCTTCGACATCACCATCGAAATATGCACCTCGACTCGCGGTGTTATCATTTGTCACGGTAGTTTCGAGTGTTATGGATGTTTGTGGTGGTATATTTGTGAGCTGAGAACCATCACCTATAAAAAACCCTTGTGTTTCGACGTCTCCTTCGAATTCGACACTTTGTGTCGATGTGTTACCTCTTTCAGTCACGGTTTGAAGCGTCTCCGGTATTTTTGGTATGGCGTCGTAAAATTTTCTATACGACCGACCCTTTGATGAACAAGACATTCTAAAATTACATTTTATTATTTTTGAGTCTTTCTATACGCTCCCTGAGTTCTTGTATAGATTTTACAACGTATGCTATGAAATGAAGATACCTTAAACACGCATAGCGTTTACCCCAATCTGAATAATCTACGTCGGGTGCGTCGTCATTTGGATTCGCATCTCTATCCGGCCACACAATGTGTCGCATTTCTCTAACATCGTAATACATCTCTTGTGCTATGAACCCAGATTCGCGTTTTCCTTCTTTTTCATACAGTTTTGGTACTAATTTAGATAGTGTGTTGAGGGTTGTAGACATTGCTTGTATCTTGGATTTACGACGTTTATCGCTAAACACGAGTAATTGTCCACCTTTTCCTAATTGATCAAAATTTAAATCGGTTCTACCAATATTGTTTGCATCTGGTATAGTAGGTGTTTGTTGAGATATCAGTTTACTTCCATCGCCGTATATATAATTTGCATACATCCCCCCAGTAACTGTGAGTAAATATAGTTTGAATTTTATATTCGCTGGGTGCTTCGTGCTTCCACTATCGGGATTGGGTGTATCTTGGTATCTGATTCCATCTTCAGAATAGAATAATGTATCTCCAAATTTAATCGATGGTTGTGTAGACCGGACATTTATTCTATTATTGTATGTGGTAGGACTAGTTAGTATATCTGTAATAATATGTATACTGTTTGGTGAAGTAAACGTTTCCATAAATGGATATATAGTGTATGAAAGACCTGGAAATGGAGTCACTGTAGCTGTATAATTTAAATCATTTGTGGGATGTAACCACATAACATTTTCACCCCATTCATCCATTCTCAAAACGCGACCCCATCCGGTACCGTAAGCACCGTATGCGAGATTCGTGTTATCTGCCGTCGTTTCTCTCGCGAGTCTTCTTATGTCATTCGTTCCGTATCCGTACAGTATGTCGCCGGTCGTGAGTGAAGATAGGTTTACCGTGTTGGAAAATATAAATTCATTCTCGAGGTCGGTAGTTCTCGACCCTATATTAAATATGTTTGTAATCGTTTCCCATTTTGGAAGTGATGTGGTCGTATCTGCTAATAGAAGTTGACCATTTGAACCTATGGACAACTTACCTAACACACCGTTATTTGTAGATGTGAGTAAATCACCCTTTGTGACACCCGTGAGTCCACTCGTGTTCGTGATTATTTTCTTATTTTCGACACTTGATATACTCGAACTGAGCACTGATAATTCATATGTGTTGGCTACGCCACCCAAAAACTCACCACTTCCAACGAGTTTAGAACACGTGACATTCCCCGTAACCACTACATTCCCAGACGTTTCAAGCGAGGTCACACCGTTTGTGAATGTTATGAATTTATTTGTCGATGAACCCGATGTAGTGACCTCTTGAAGTGTATTTATAGGTAAATTGGTCACTAAAGAGCCGTCACCTATTAAAAAGCCTGATGCGCTCACATCACCACCAAACACAGCGCCTATACTCGATACATTATTAGTGGTAACTATGTCATCTAAATCGAGTGTTTGGTCGATGGCGTTTGTTATATAAGTTCCATCACCTATTAAATAACCGGATGCTTGTAAGTCCCCATTAAAATATGCACCACGCACTGTCACTGTATTTCCATTCACAACAACATCGTCGAGTGTTAGCCCAACCGGACCTGACACGTAAGGTAAATTCGTAATGTATGTCGCATCACCTAAAAAATATCCAGTTGCTTCCAAATCGCCATTAAAATATACACCGCGATTGGTAGTATTACCATTTGTCACGACGTCATCGAGTGTCATGAATGTGAAGTATTGAAAGTTTGTTATTTTCGATGCATCGCCTATGAAATAGCCGTCTATATCGATGGAACCATCTATGTTCACACCCTTCGTTGTAGTATTATCAGCGAGTGTGACGTCTTCTAATCTGAGATGTGGTATATCACGTATTCGCTCATAATATTTCCGCTGTGATCTTTTGTTTGAATCGCATGGCATTCTATAATTAGATTACAAATTTATCAAACATTCACCCCGCGTAAATGCATCGGGTTCTTCCTCTTTCACCTTGGGTATATTGAATCCACCTTGTTTGTATACTCGAAGACGTTTGTTATACATGGCGTGACACACCGACCATTGGTCAAAAATATCGTATATGTTTGGGTTGTTCTTCTTTCCTTTTGTCTCTCGCATCACGCGCCCTATGGATTGAACTATGTCCGATTTCGGCGTCGAGAGAATAACCGTATCCAAAGAGGGTATATCCAAGCCCTCATGTGCTTGACTAAATGTTGCAAATATTATCTTTTTCGTACTCGATTCCGCGAGATCGACTTCTTTCATACCCCCCATGTAAAGCCCTGAATTCTTTGGAAAACACTGATGCAACAACATGCAGTGTTGTCGACGATCACTCAATACGAGGATTTGTCTCGTACTCTTCGCGATGCGACCGATGAGATTGACGAGCATCGCGTTTCGTTCACGCATCTCCGTGAGTTCCGTGATCATGGTCGAGAGTGATAATTTCCCAAATCGAGTACACGGCGGTGGGTCTCTAAAACGCGGACACTCAAACTCGATTGGAAACACCTCGACCTGCTGTTGATTTTCTCGTTCTACGGCAAAAAATGTAGGACCCATAAACCAGTGAAGCACTTTCGTGAGTCCATCTTTCCTGTTTGGTGTCGCAGACAACCCGAATATGTGTTTGGGGCACATCTTAAATAAGGATTGACTAAACACCTTGGCACATATGTGATGCGCCTCGTCTACTATCAGTGTACCGACGCTATCAAAATCACCGAATGAGTATTCTTTCAGTGAGAGTGATTGTAACATGGCTATCACGAAATCACAGTCAACTTCCTTTTTGTTTTGCTGAACCCTACCTATGGTCGCACCCGGACAAAACTGTTTGATTCGTTCTTCCCATTGATTCGCGAGGAATTCCTTGTGTACGACAATCATGGTTCTGTATCCAAGTTTACACGCGATGGCTAACGAAACGGTGGTCTTACCAAACCCACACGGAAGGCTGAGGACTCCATGACCCGCATCAAGAGCCGCAGCAAGTGCGGCGTTCTGATGTGTTGCGTCTCGGAGCGTTCCATTGAAGCGTACACCGATTCGAACGGGTTCCGGTCTTTTGTCGTCGTGAGGTTCTCCCATTTTAGCAACTCCATAGTATCTTGGAACGCAGATTCCGTTCTTAGTTGGTCTAAATACCTTAAAAGGCGGTGGTGGAAATCCGAAGTCATCGTTAACCACAGCTCTTACCGTGAGCTCTTTTTTTATTTCGGGAGATGGATTATTAATGATGTATCCACTCCTTGTGAGCATTCTACTGTATTAAAGACTATAAACTTTAATAGAGTACATACAGCATGCCAAAGCTTAACGTTGAAGAGAATATCAAGAAGCTCCAAGAGGCGGTCGAAACCACGTACCAAGAACTTCACCGACTCCAAGGAAGTCTTCGGGTTTTCTTGGGATTCAGAGAGAATGGTCTCGAAGAGATTGAGATTCCGGAGAAGAAGGGGGAGGAGGAGGAGGAGTCCGAATCGTCTTAATCACCCACGCGTATCCACTGTGATTGGCGACGTTCCACGCGCCACTAAAATTTGCTACTATTTTGACTTTGTCACCCTTAGCTAGAGATTGTACGGGTGTGTCACCTTCGATGGTGCACATCACACGTCTGTATCTGAATGGTATCTTTATAGTCAATACGTTACCCTCGAGTGGATCATCTATATTCTGTTTGTTCACGATGAATCTCGATTTACTTTCGTGAAGACCCTGTATGTGGTCGCGCGTCATAGTGTCTACCACGACACGCATGTACTTTTTATCGTTATATTCATACATGGGTTCGTACACTTCACAATCCATGGGAATCATGATTTCCTAGTATATATGATTATTAGAATTAAAGCTATAAGCACGAATAACACGAGTGTGATTCGAATGGGTTGATGTGGTTTTCTTGTGCCAAACTCTTGATGACAGAATGACCGACCAACCTCTATCGCCGCTTCGATGCTCGAGTATGGCGTATTTCTCGGCGACATCATACCACACATGGCCACGTTAGGATTTTCACCGAAGAATGGCAATTGTCCGTGTAGACTCAAAACACCCGATGATTGTTCGAATCGCCACGAACCATCCTTCCATTCCGCACCCCACCCTATTCTCGCGCGCGTGGGTTCGGGGAGATTGAGTTCTCGTATGACTTCCGCTTTGAGTGCATCCGGTTCCATGGCTAATACTTCGTCGGTCAGATCACATATGACACACGAAACAGTGTTTCCGTCCGCGAGTACTACCGGTTGAAGTCGAAGTCTCGTGTTCATGCCTATGTGTAAATCCGACTCGAGTTTCACGGGTTCGTCGTAATCGAGTAAGACGTTTATGCAGCCGTACGTGCTCGGCCCTATTTTCTTAGCCGCGTCTTCACCCCAATTATCACCGATGAGTTCGAGCGCTTTACTGTTGTCGACGCATAACACGAGGAGACCATCGTCTATCGAGACGCCATCCTTAAACGTGGCCGTGTAGCCATCTTTTCTGTAATCTACACTCTCTAGGTGTGTGTTAAACATGAATGTGGCACCCTTTTCGAGGAGAGCATTTTGCATCGCATCGTTCATGTGTTTACCGGACACGCGCTGCGTGCACTGCTTCGAAAGTCCCACGTGATCGAAACTATTCACGAACTCGTACGCGGACATGGTTTCCCATCCGACACCGTCCATCACGTATGTGATCGTCCGTATAAGATTTTCACCCGATTCCGACAGGGGGCCGAGTGCGTCTTTGAGCGATATGGATTTGTATTTGGTCTGTTTCGCTAACACGCGCGCGGCGAGAGACGTGAGCGCCGCGTAGTCGCGAATGTGTAAATTTTTGAATAGGGTCCGATATACGTCCGTGTCCACAGGTTCAAACACGTCATCCCATTTCATATCCATCTCTCTGAATAGACTATCCGTGTTCACGAACGCGTTATCGAATACGATTCTGTGTGCGTGTATGTCTCGCGTATCAGCGGACGGTTCCCACCACGAACCACCCACCGACGGTTTCCTGTCGTACACGATGACCTCGTGATCCGTCGACCTGAGTATTTCCCATGCGATAGACATGCCCGTGGGTCCGGCGCCGATCACGTGCACTCGCATTTATAATAGAGTACCAAAAAAATATACATATATTATAATGCAAGCTGAAAAGGAACTCAAAAAATTACAAAAAGTAAGGGACAAACGAAAAAAGAAAGTAGAAAAAAGTTATAAAAAATACTCTAAAAAATACGTTGTAAATAGTGCACGCACCCCCGCTTACGAAAAAAAGTATAATAATAATTATAATAAATTGAGAGATATAAACAAAAAACTTAATAATATTGCATCTAAAACGTTAATGAAAGAAAAGGGGTTGCTAGGAAAAAATAAAGCGATGGCACTTCTTAACGAGATAGAGAGAAAAGGCAAAAATATACCTAACATACCACAAAATATAAAGAATATCATATCAAATCAACTAAAGACTCGATCAAGGATAAACGTGACTCGAGAGTTGGTGTCAAATTTTAAGAAATACCCATTTCATATTCAAAAGAAGATCGTGTCTTTGTTAAAAAACACAAATATCCCGGTAAAAAATATCATGAATTATGAAACACTCGAATATATAATGAATAGAATCGATTCTAACACAAACCGTATGATGTATAAACCGGTTAAGCATTCAGTAAAAATGAAAATTCGTAAAGATGATTATAAAAACTATTATAATTCTGGTAAAACTTATATTGAATTCGCACGTTTAACATATCAACTAAATAATGCATTCAACTAAGCTGGAAGATACAACACATCGCGCGTGAGTTGATAGAAAATCATGAGACACACCGTCAACACGGTTTGGAAATCGAGGTACGGCATGGATGCGAATAGGAGAAATACGTTTAGTATGATGTGCATGGGAAACGGTTTCTCGGGTCCGTATTTCGTGTAGAAGCCGTACGTCGCACCCGCCGAAAGTATGATGGCATTCACGGCGGTGGCGTACGATGGACTATATAGGAACCACGCGGTATACAGAAGTGAAACGTAAGATATGAATATAGATCTCCTGAAAAGCTCCCTCACGCTGTCGACTATTAACATGGGTTTTTTCTCTATCAGTTTGGACTCCCAATGTGGACCAAGGATCAAGTAGGAAACATACAGAATTAAGAAAATGTACCACATTTTATAATATCGATAGAAAAAAAAATAAAAAAAATATTTTTTTCAAAACTTTTTTCTTTAAAAAGAAAGTGAAAAAAATATTTTTTTATTTTTTGTTTTTAAATTTCCAAAAAGTATGGTGTTACTTTATAAATTTATGTAGTGATTATATCTATTTCAAATCAATAGACGGAGTAGAACTCTAAAGTAACACCGTGTTTTTTGGAACTTTTTATGTAGAGAGTACACCAATTTCAGATCAAATGACGAGAATTTTGTAAAATTTTGAAAAGTAAAATAAAAAAAAATATTTTTTTCACTTTCTTTTTAAAGAAAAAAGTTTTGAAAAAAATATTTTTTTATTTTTTAAATTTTATCAGAATTAAAGATTTACCACCAACCATGTATAGATGAACACAATGTTAGCACGAGCGCTCAAAACCGCCGTCCCGGGACACACGGGCGTTGTCGTCGGAAGCAGAGAAGACATGATTCAAAGAACCGTGAGACAGAGTAGAGTGAAACTCTCGACTAAATATGTTTGGGATCCGAATCACATGACGTACACGACGATACACTACCTACCGGACGGGTCGCTGTACAACGCCATGACTTTAAAGAATAAAATATCCAAATAATGTAAGGATGCTGACATGTGCGTCACTGAAGATACCTTCACCCGTGAAACAGAAACGTAAAACGTGGAAGTTCGCGGCTGAATTCCTATGGAAGAAGAATTTTGTAAAAAATCAATCCGAACTCGGTGTCTGGACTCGGGATCAATTAATAGAACTCGGACCAACCTTTGTAAAGTTAGGCCAAATTGTATCAACGCGCGCAGACCTTTACCCTGTAGAGTTTACGCGAGAGCTCGAATCTTTACAGGATAATGTACCTCCGATAGACGAGGTATGTGTAAAAGATGTTGTAAACACCAATAATATATTTTCCGAGTTTAATTACACACCGTTCAAGTCTGCGAGTATAGGTCAGGTGCACATGGCGCGCTTACTCGACGGCAGAGAGGTCGTGGTAAAAATAAAGAGACCCGCCATCTACGACATAATGAAAAATGATACAGATAACATAATCGACGTTGTTAATTTTTTAGAGCGGGTGGGCATAGATACCGGTGCGACCTCCGGTCAAGTCTTGCACGAATCGATAGAGTACCTTTTATCGGAATCCGACTATGAAAAAGAGATGCACAACGCCAAACGCATGCGAAAAGCGTTTAAAGATGTTAAATGGGTCAAAATACCCAAGGTATACGAATCGTTTTCGACGCACGACATGATAGTCATGGAGTACGTAAAGTCGGATAAACTCACCGAAATAACAGACGAAAATGTAAACTCAAAGAAAATCTGTGAAGCGTTGATCACATCGTACGTGATTCAAACCATGGAAAAGGGGCTTTTTCACGCGGATCCACACCCGGGAAATCTGGGATTTTCGGATAAGGGTAAACTCGTATTTTACGATTTCGGGCTCGTCATAGATATTTCGGATGAATTAAAAATGGGATTTCAAGAACTCTTTAAATTTATAATAAACCGAGACACAAAGGGCATAGTAGACACACTCATACGACTGAAGATCGTAGTTCCAACGACCACCGATACCGATGACATAGAGATATTCTTCAAAACAACGTTAAATTATCTCGAAACATTGGATGTGAATGCATTTAAAAATGATATATTGGATGACGAAATACTCATGTCTCTCGCGGATAAAAAACCATTCTTGATACCGACATCGTTCGTGTATCTCGCGAAGGCATTTTCTACCGTCGAAGGTACGTGTATAAAATTAGATGAAAATTTCAATTATTATGAATATTTAGAGCCCATGATAAAGGATCAATTCATAGAATCGTTCGACATACAAGAAGCGCTCTCCACGTCCATGGAAATGCCGTCGCGCATACGAAACATAAGTACAGCTGTTCTGGGTTTGGAGGAATCCAGAACATCTATGAAAAGGTCGTTAGAAAAGACGAGGAAAGAGATGCGATACACGCAATACAGTGTATTGACTGCGGTACTCGCTGGAAATATGATAGAGCACTTACCTATGTTTACGTTGTTATCCATCATGAGTGCATGGTTTGCATTTACTTCTTATAAAAATCGATAGACGTTTCTTCCTTCTTTGGTTTCTTTTCATCCATAAAGAAAGCTTTGTGACTTTCCAAAATCTCACGGGATCGAGTCTTCTCACCCTCCGCGATTTCGGAAAGACGCTCACGAATGGTCGCAAAATCATCCGCGCGCTGTTTCTTCATTTGTTTACCGTATTTTTTGAACTTTTTACGAATGGACGTGATATTCGCTGACGTGGAGGCCGCGATGACAAACATTTACTATTTCTTAAGATTTTTTTTGGGGTGCGATTACAAATTAATATTGAGACGTTTGAGTTTTTCCTCAAACTCTCTGCGCTCACCCGGTGATTCAATCTTTTCACCACCGGCGAGGGCTCTGATCTCCGGTCCGGTCAAGTGCATGGCATCAATTCTAAAGTCCTTGAATGCTTCCATGGTGACCGGGATGAGCGGTTGAACGAGTTCATAAATCGCGTTGGCGTATTCACGGATCTCCATCTGGGCGTGTTCATCCATGCGAAGGTGGAGATAATGCATGAGATTGTGAAGATTAATCTTCCAATAGAATTCCGTGTAGGTCGACTGTGGGAGGTTGCCACGCGCTTGTTCGCGACACGCACCCCTATCGAGGAGATCTTGGTACAACTCAAACGATTCATTGAGTTTTTCGGAAACCTTAGACGTCAATTCATCGCCCACGTCGACGACCCCTTCCGATCCTTGGTTGTTTACTCGCGATTGTCCACGCACAACGTCTGGTTCGTAGTACTGTTTCGGTACGACGGAGTATCGGGCGGAGAGTTCATTGATGCTGGCCATGCGGTGCCGCATATGCTGTCGAGCGATATAGATGGGCATTTTGATGTGAAACTTGAATTCGACCATCTCGAATGGCGTGGTGTGCCAGTGTCTAAGGAGATATCGAATAAGTCCCCGATCTCCTCTTGAGGTTTTAGTCCCATCTCCATACGAGACTCGGGCGGATTGTACGATGGCCGCATCCAAATCTTCCCGAGGCATGTGGTCCACGAGGCGAACAAATCCGTGATCCAAGACATCCTTTTGCATTTAGTACATCTA